CATCTTGAGAATCTTCTCCTTCTAATTCTGCTAATCTAGCTCTTAATTGTGCGATTTCATTTTGTTTTTCATCGTCACCAGCCATAGCGTCATCTTGGTAAGAATCTTCTTCTTCGTTGATATCAGCTACTTTTTTGTAGTCTGTACCAGCTTGCTCAGGTTTACCTGAATCTTTTTTAACACCAACTGATAAGTCTGTGTCAGCATCTAATGTAGGTTGTGAACCTGGGTTAACAGCTTTGTCAACACCAACTTTTGAACCAATACCAGTAGATGATAATTCTTCGTCAACTTTTTCAGCTTCATCATCTTGAGCTTCAGCTTCTGCTCTCATCTTTTGAGATAAGATAGATTGAAGTCTAGGAGTGAAAGCTTCTTCAAGTGCGATTTTAGCATTTGCTAAAGCAGTTTCTTTAACGGCTTTGGCATCAGCGATTGCTTCTTTCAATAATTTTGAATTTGCCATCTTGTTTTTTCCTTAAATTTGTTTGTGAAGTTATTCTCTTAGGAACTCCAATGTAATTATGTTGATTGTTCGGTCACACCTTATAAGAAGGGTATTCATTAATCAACTCTGTCTTTAATCTTATAATAAAAAATAAGATATTTAATAATATATATGTAAATTTTTTAGAAAACTAAAGAAAACTACTAAAATAGTTTATTTTTTCTTATAGTTTCTTCTTTTTGTAACCTCTTTCTTTTGGAAGGTTTTATAAAATTCTTCCTTTCTCTAAGTTCTTCTATTTGTTTTATGGACTGAATTCTCTTTTTGTAATCTTTTATTGCCCACTCTATATTTCCACCCTTAACACTTACTACTAACATATTTGCATAATCATTAATGCTTATAACCGGCCAATGCCTGTGTTAGAGCTCTTTCGTATTTATCGTGTAATCTATCTAACAATGTTTTAGCATCTGATAAATTATGTTGATTTGACTTTAGGTTTGATAAAGCGTATAATTTATCATCTTCACTTTTTGCACTAAAATATGATTTAGAAAAATCTTTTTGTCTTTGAGATAATGTATCAAATTTACTCAATGCAGCTGTATATTCTTTTGCAATTGGATTAAATATTTCCATATCCCTTTTTCTAGGTTCTTCAATTTCTTTTAATGGTATAAGATTTACTAATTTCATATTATTGTAAATTAACCAATTTGTATTTTGTTGAGTATAATAAAGTTACAACTGTATCTATATCGTTTTGTAACCAACTCATTTGTAATTTTTCTTCTTTTCTTAATTTTGCAACTACTGCAATCAATTTATCAAAATATGCAATTACATTTTTGATATCATTATTTGTATCTAAACCACTTACCGGTTGTAATTTAATTAATCCGTATTGTCCTTGATATGCTTCAACTAAACCATCTACCAATCCACCAATAGTATCGTAATATACTCCCAATGCTAAATGTGCAGATAAAGAACCAACACCTCTTTGTCCTAAATGGAATGAATGTGTTTGTGTTCTACTATGTAGTAATAACGATGCTAATTGTTCCACTTTGTATTTTTTATTTGTTTTTCTATTTTATTTACCAACCCTCTTTCTTGTGCCTCTTCATACATTGCTTTTGTAAGGACTGCAGTTAATTCTTTTTTAAGTTCTTCAAAATTAATATCCTTATCATTTTTATATGAATTTAATTCTGATTTTAATTCTGGATATGACATTATTGCCGATACCAATCCACCGCCGATTCCCATCTTATCTACATCATTATCTATTCTACTTAAAAATGTTGGGTTTTTATATATCGATTTTAATATCTTTTTTAATGCTCTTTGTATTTCAACACTTCTACCATTATAATATGCATCAATATTATCTGCTAATTTACCAAACAGCATACTAAACCATGCAAATAATGCAATGCCACCTAATATAGCTATTAAAGAAAATTCGTTTAATTGTTGTTTATTTTCCATTGTAAGTGTTATATTCTTATAGTCCCAATCTTTGTTTCATAACATCTTCTGATAAATCTGCTATTTCAAAATATCTTCCCAATACATGTCCCATATCTTCATACAATGCTTCCAATCTTTCTTGTTGTGATTTTGCTTCTACTGCTTCTTTTTCAAAACCTGATTGTAACTTTTTAAGTTCATTCATATTTCTTTTAATAGTTACTCTATCGAACCAATCACCACCTTCTCTCAAAGTATATTCTTGTGCTGCATCTGCAATTCCACCTAATGTTTCTGCGATTTGCATGATATCAGATTTTCTATTCATTCCCTCTCTATGTTGACCATATGTAGAAATTATTTCTAAAAAATGTCTTTTTAATTCAGTTGGAAGTTGTTGAAATTCTTCAGTTTCTCTTAATATATGTTTTAACTTTATCATAAGTTATCTATTTACAATTTTATTTTTCTTCAATTTTTGAACTGTTTGCATTAATTCGGATGGAGTCATATCTAATGCATCAATTAATTTAGCAATTACATATTGTTCTTTTCTCTTATTAAGATTATATCCTTTTAATGCTTTAATTGCTCTATCTAAGAATCTTTCTGCCGATGCTGGTAAAGATACATCCATATCATCTAATTCCTCTTTTACAATTTTTCTTCCAGGTATTAAGTTTACTAACTTTGCCATATTAATTAAGTTCAATTATAATTTCTCTCATCAAATCTTGTGATTTACACCACTTGCCACATTCTTCTGCTATTTTTGCCCATTGTTTTGACTCCTGTAAGGGTGCCATAAATGCTCCATGTGTTGATGGATTAGATACAAAATCCCAACCTACTAATTCAAAATCTTCTGCTACCATTACAGTACCATCTCTTAATTCTTTTACTGAACCCAATCCTCTAGATGAAATACCTAAACGGATATTATTTTTTAATAATTCTTTTAATATGTTACCCGATGGTGTTGAAAGTATTTCTACTACTCCACATACATCATCACCTTCCCAATAGATTTCTCTAATGTTATGTGATACATTTTTTAAATTAATAACCGGAGACTCAGGATGGTCTAATTCACCTAGAGCTCTTCTTTCTTTAATAAGTTGTTGATATTTATTACACTCTCTTTCTAAGATTTCTTTTGGATATCTTCTATTATTTTGATTGGGTGCACCTGCTCTTTGCAAAATGCCCTTAACCAAATAAGTTCCATTTTCTTCTTGTTGAAGTTTTGCTTCAAACAAATGTGTTTCTATCAATAATCCTTTACTCATTAGTCTTTTTTTCTTAATGCTGCTAAATCAGAACCTTCAATTTCACCATCTTTATCTACATCTAATTTTTTTTGTCCTGCAGATAATTCAGCTTCGTTATATCCTGTTAATTTACCTTCCGATTTTGCTTTAGTTGCTTTATCTACTGCAGTAAAGAATTTAACTTTTTCTGCATCAGTCATATCAGGAATAGACTTACCCGTTCTATCTAACATATGTTTGAATAATTGTTGGTATTCACTTTCTTCTTTTACTACTTGACGGATAAGTTCTTTTAATTCTGTATGTTTCATTATTCTGATATTTGTCTGATTTTTTGGTCTAGTTTTAATAATCTCTCTTGTATACTATAAATATGACTATTTGTCCTTTTCCAATAAGATTTATTACTAACACCACTTTCATTCTTAATCTTACCATACCAATTAAGAAATCTTTCCATTTCTCTCAATTGTTTATTGATATTAGATATACCTCTACCAATTTTAGATTGTGCAGTTGACTCATCTTGTTTTAATGCTAACCATCTATTTTCATTTACTACACTATATCCTGTAAGGTCTGCTTGTCTTTTAGCTTTTTTCTTTTCACTATCTTTACCACTAAATGCAAATGGAGTATTATATCCTTCTACACCGCCAGTTGTACTCATTTCATCAATCATTCTTTCTCTAACAATTTTACGAATGACTTCTTTAATTTTATTTATATGTTCTGCTTTTTTATCAGGCAATCCTTTGTGTTTGGTTGATGCAAAATCTTTAGCATCTTTGTCAGACATCGAATTTGCTGCTTTAGAAACTTCTGGAGATGGAGAATCCATATCACCCTTTTGAGTGGCATGAACCATACCCATAAATCTTTGTTGTGCTTTTGATACTGATGGCATTTGGTAAATTTATTATGCTAATAGATATGCTGTTCCAGATGTTACCGTAATACTTCTAACATAACAAGGAATAGGTTGTCCTTGTGTTAAATATTCTAATTTTAAAGTAGAACGAGTACTATTTGGCATTGAACCCGATGGTGTTACAAATCCTTCCAATGTTACTGAACCCGAACAAACTGCCGAACCTCTCATTACACCCCATGCATTTTCTAAAGAACCAGATGTACCAGCTCCTGCTGCTATAAATTCTTTTGCGTTAAATATTCTATAATTTACCATTTTTTATTTTTTAATTGATTCTTTTAATTCTTTTAATAATTCATATGTCATCATCATTGCTGATAAATGTTGTTCTTTAATTTTTTTAACAGATTTAATTTTTCTAATATTTGTAATAGTTTCTGCTAATTTAATTTTTGTAACTTTGTCAGAAATTTTAGAACCAACTTCTTTTAATCCTTCTACCAATTTAGTTACCTCATTTGAAACATATTCACTTAATTTACCAGTATTATTTATATTATTAATATATTCTCTTAATAAACCTTTTTGGTCATTTGTAAGATTGCTATATTTGTTATTAAATGATTCAACTAATAATTTATAAGAAACTGCTCTCAAATCGTCATCTTGTTTTCTATATTCTTCTAAAACTGCATCTTTAAGTTTTATATCTTTATTTTGAATAGAAGAATTAATAATATTTTCTGCAATTGTAAATCTTGCAGATACTATATCAGTTGGTTCGTATTGTGTATCCGTTATAACTGTTTCAAATATTTTATAAATAGATGCTAATGTTTTATAATTAGAAATTGGAGATTTAATAAACTCATCTAAATCATAAGTTTCTTTAATCTCTTTTATAAGATTGTATTTTTCTTTTGTTAGTTTTTTCTCATCGATTTTTTTACGAGCTTCTAATATTGTATTGATAAATTGTTCAGCTTTTGATTCTGAATTATATTTTTCATTAATAAGATATTGATATAATTTTAATTCTTTCGATAATTCTTGCTTAGAATTAAAGTGTTCTTTTAAAAGTTTTTCAGCTACTGACTTACTAGATGACATTACTTCTGCAGTAATTTGTCTTACTAATAATTCAAATATAAATCCCGTATTTTTAAATTTCGAATGCTTTATTTTTTTCATCAAATTATACAATTATTCTGATATAAATATATTTTATTATTGGTTTAATACTATTTTGTGTTATCTTCTGTTAAAATAGTCTTTTTATTTCCGTTCATGTCTTTAAATATCTCTAAATATGAATCTCTTGCTTTGTATTTTACCGAACCTTCCTTTTGTTTAAGGGTTTTAATACCTAATGGGTCTCTACCTTCTGGATGGTCATCTTTACCATATCTAACAGGGTCTTTTGGTCTACCAACACCATCTTCTTCTAACTCTGATTTAAGTCTATCTAATTCTTCTTCTACATTTGTTGGGCCGTCTGTGCCCGTTTCTTTTGCAGGGTCTACACCTTGTGTTTCAATTGAGGTTAAACGGAATGTTTGCTTTGTATCATCTAATACCTGTAATGTCATTGTATCTTGTTCATCTTTTGCAAGTTTCATTACTGCTTCATACATCCACTCTTTGGAGAACATTTTAGTTTGTTGCATTTGTTGAATCAATGCTACTTTAGAAGTGTATAATTCAACTTGTTCTTGTTCGTAAATTTTTGATGGTATTGTAAGTTCTAATGTAAAATCAGTTAATCTATCATCGGTAATACCCTGTGCATATAAGTGAACAATTGCTACTTTGGTTAATTCGGAAATCAATACTCTTTGTATTCTTTCAATAGTTTTTGCAAATCTAACATCTTGTGCTGCAAGTGTTGCCTTACCATTTACATCTTCCTCATATCCTAAGAATGCTTTTGGAATTTTTAATGCTGCCATTAACTTACCTTTTAAGTAGTTAATATCATCAATCATATTATATTCTAAACCTTTTAATGTATCAATTGAAGTACCATTATCATTACCTCTTACTGGCATATAATAATCTTCAATAAGGTTTTGCATATTGTATTTCAAATTGTAATCACCAGTTCTCTCATCTACAAATGGAACTTTTTTTGAACTATTGATAATTTTTTGCATGTAGTTATCTACTTCATTTGGTGGAATATTACCTACATCAATTTTAAAGATTCTCTTTTCAGGGGCTCTCATTACTCTATGAATTAACATAGCATCCTCCATTAGCATCAATTGTTTCCAAACTCTTCTTGCACCTTCAATCATAGATTTTCCGTATGGTAAAAAGTTTGAATCCGAATTTAATCTAAAGTGGGCCATTTCATAGTTTTCAAATTCTTTCTTTGGAGTTTGACCATAACCACCTGATGGGTTTTGGTATGGTGCGTATATGAATTTAACTCTTTGAGGATTTTCTGGGTCAAAGTTTTCTACTCTATTAACTTCGTATGTTGATAGTGGCATTACATTTACAATACCCAATTTATCTGCTATTTCTAATTGTAAAAAGAAATCACCATATTTTACTAAATTTCTAGTCCATGGCCATAAATTGAATTCTACATTAATAATATCATAGAATAAATTTTCTAATATTTGTTTTATTTGGTCATCTTCATGATGAATTTTTAAAACATTACCCATTTCGTTTCTTGCAGTAGTTTCATCTGAATATACATCTAACGCTGATGATAAAATCGGGTCCATATCCATAGAGTCGTAATCTCTAAACAAATCAATTCTAACTTGTTGATATGCCATTGATGATGCAGTTTGTCCTGTACCATAGTTAGTCACTTTCATTTTCATAAAGCGGTCAACTAAGTTTGTGGTCATATTTTGCCACTCATCAGTATCAACAACTTTTACACCATCTTGTGTTTTACGAACAATTGTGTTTGTTGAAAATAATTTCTGTAACCTACTAAATATTGTTTTATCTGCCATTTTTGTTTATATTATCTTTAAATATACGGAAAATATTTGAGTTTTCCAAATATTACCATTTCCTGCAAGACCAATAATTTGCTTTTGTTCTTGGACCTGGACTATCACAATTCATTCTTGCTCTAAATGATTTTCTTGCAGCTGGATTTGATTTTCTAATTTTCATTCCTTTTTGACCAAAGTTTACCTTAACAACATTACCTGCAGGGTTCTTTACATATACCTTAAACTTCTTAACATCACCTTGCATTGGTTTACCTAATTGTACTTCTCTACCTTGATACTCCGCTTCTCTTAAACATTGACAACCTTCGTTTAGGTTTTTATCATATGTCCTCATAAAAGAAATAAAGTCTACCATATCCTCATCTTCTACATCGTATTCTTCTGGTTCAACTAAACCATAATTTACATCATCGTCACTATTGATATCTTCACTTATAGGAACACAGTTTGGAACCATTTTACCATTTTTCATTTTACCACCAACTTGTTTATATCCTTCCCAACAAGCTTCGTTTACTACACCTTCTCCAAACATACCTACAAAATCACCCTGATATCTATTACCAGGTCTGCCTGACATTGCGGTTGCGAAATCTTTTCTAACTTTTTCTTTTCCTTTAACTATAAAATTAAAAAGGTTTTTAGCATTCAAATTAAAATCATCTATAAATTTTTGTACTATACTATCACGTGTACCCGTCAATTTTGCAATTTCTTTTGCTTCTCTACCCGTTACTTCACTTACTACATTTTCACTACAAGTTTTCCAACCACCACCTTTACCTTTATAATTTTTTGCAGCCCATCCGTTTGCGTATGCAGATGGGTATACATCAAATTTGGATTTTGCGGCCGATTTTGATGCAGACCATTTGCCTGGGTCTGTTGGGCAATTCTTTTCTAAAAATAAATTTATTTTTTCTTCTATATTCATAGTTTCATTTTTTTTCTTTCCTTGACAATGTGCTTTTTGAGAAAAACCTTTTGGATTATTACAATCTATACTACTTTTATATTTTTTACTCCAATCTTCATTTTTTGGTTTAGTAGAAACATTTATTGGTGCTTTACCTTGTCCACTACTATTTTTACCACCTCTCCCTGCATCATTTTGTGCAGCTCTTTTTCTTTGAGTTGCACTTTCTTTTTCTTTTTTACTCATTCCGGCTGCTTTTGCTGCAGGAACACATTTTGCATAACCTCTTTTTTCTCCCGAAGTTCCACATGGTGGATGTTTACCATCGACTTTTTTGCCAATGTTTACCCATTTTTCTTTAAACCACTTATTTAAGTCTTCGTTCATTTAGAATACTTTCAACATATAAATATATAAAAATTACTTTAGTAACCAAGTTAGATTTTCAATATCACCTCTACCAACTTCCATTTCATATGGATTTTGTTTTAAATGGCCTGTTGAAACAAATCCTGTATATTGACTGACTTGTGTTGAGTTCAGCATTGTTTTTGTTAAATCAATTCCTTCTTGTTTTAAACGAAGTGCTGTATTGCGAACCCAAAGTCCAATTGCCAATGCCATCGTTAAGTCATCATTATACCCCTTCATTGCTTCGGCTCTACCGGCAGTCCAAATGAATGTAAATAGTTCATCTATAAGTCTTTGAGAACGAATAAGGATATCTTTACCATTTATGTATGTATCTAATGTTGAAATAATAAGAGGTCTTGTCTTTGATGTTGTTCCAAATCCTGCAACTAATTTCTTTTCATCTCTATAAAATTTATTAGACATTTGTTTTTCAACATCAATATATTTTAAGTCATTACTCATGTAGAATAAGTTACCATATCCTCTATCAATTACTTGTTGAATAGTTGCCCAGCCTACATTTGAGTTTT